TGGAGATCCATCCGAAGGGGAGGCGGTCTTTTCGCCTATGCCTGTGGGGGCTCCGGGGACAGCTACGCGCCGACGCGCAGAACAAAACACCGAGGCGCTCGTAGTGCTGGTCCGTAGTTCCGCGATAGTAGTTGCAGCCGAGGCGATGGGAGAAAAGGAATATGAGACTTATAATGACGCAATTTCAGAGCGCCGTAGTATCTGTGACGAGATAGACGCCATTGCTGAAAGAGCAAATGATGATGATATCTATCAATCAATGCAGGATCTTAGAGCGGTTATTTCCCAGGCAATTCCAAAACCTGGAGAGGACCTGCCGGATCTGATCAAAATACGCAACAATATCAGACGCCCTTCGCTGGTAATAGCCTATGATCTATATCAGAGGCTCGATGAAGAGGGAATGATTCTTGGGCGTAACAAAGTTGAGCATCCCGGTTTTGTTCCGGCCGGTATAGATCTTGAGGTGATTCGTGCCTGATAGCAATGCCGAGCTTTATGTTGGTGGCCAGGTATATGGTGGCTGGCAAAGCTTTGAAGTTAAACGATCGATCTCAGGCTTAGCTGGGGCATTTCAGCTTGATGTCACGGATAACTGGACTGGGCGAGGCCCGGTGATTATTCGCTGCGGCGATCCTTGCGTTTTAAAGATTAATGGGACTCCCGTTATAACCGGATATGTTGATAGCTTCGACAACTCGCTCGACGGGACGAACCATAGCATATCAGTGTCCGGGCGTGATAAAACATCCGACCTCGTTGATTGCAGCGCTATAGTAGCTCAGGGCGAGGTTTTAAATCAGACAATCGATCAGATTGCGCGGGCGATTGCCGCACCTTTCGGGATCGAGGTCAAAACCGAAGCCGATCCAGGGGCACCGTTTGTAAATTTCAGTTTGCAGCCTGGTGAATCTGGTTTCAGCGCTCTCGATAGAGCCGCAAAGCTAAGAGGGCTGCTATTTACGACAGACGGATCAGGGGCTCTTATCCTGACCAGAATCGGAATAAAAAAAGCCTCCGGCGCGCTGGTTGAGGGCAAAAATGTAAAAACGATCTCCTTGAAAGCGGACACCAAGGATAGATATTCGCAATATATTGTCAAAGCCCAGAAGACCGGGACGGATGATAATTATGGTGCATCAGCTGCGCATGTACGGGCCGAAGCAAGTGATGCCACCGTCACAAGGTATAGGCCTCTCGTTGTTATTGCCGAAGACCAGGCAAACATTGCAGATGCCGAAAAACGAGCCCAGTGGGAAGCGAAAACGCGCGCCGCAAATGCCGCCAGCATAGATATTTCGGTGCAGGGATTTGAACAAACCGCGGGCGGGGATCTCTGGGGAATAAATCAGATTGTCGGGGTTGAATCTCCAACGATGGGCATCCAACAAGGATTTCTGATCTCGGATGTTAATATGAGCCTCGATGAAAGAGGATCAATCACGAATCTAAAGCTTGTCAGGTCGGATGCTTTCATTCCAGAGCCTGTTGTTATCAAACAGGGCGAGCCATTTTAATTAGAAGGGTCCTATGGATAGCAACGCGCTCAAGAGGTTGATTGATCCTCTTAAGCGCAAAATCCTTCTCGGGATCTCAAGAGCTATAGTCAAAGCCGTTGACGATGAAAAACAAGTTCAGCGGATGCAGGTAGGTTTACTCGACGATGAAGTCAGGGACAGTCTCGAACGATTTCAAGAATATGGTTTTACCTCAGTCCCTCACGACGAGGCTGAGGCGGTGTGCGTTTTTCCAGGCGGATCTCGATCTCATGGAATCGTCATTGCCGTTGAGGATCGCCGCTATCGTCTCAAGGGATTAACAAAAGGCGAAGTCGCTATCTACACCGACGAGGGTGATAAAATACATCTAAAACGCGGGCATCAGATCGAGGTGCAAACCTCCACTCTAACTGTAAATGCCGATGCTGCGGTGAATGTAAATACTCCAAAGGCAACTTTTAGCGCTGATGTCGAGATCAAGGGCAAGCTCGATGTCGTCGGAGATATCACAAGCAAAGCTGAAATAACCGACAAAGATGGCTCGATGAGCGAAACGCGGGAAATTTACAACGAGCACCAACACAACGAAAACGGTGATGGCGGCGGTGTAACGAATCCTCCAAACCAGCAAATGCCATGACAGATATAAGACTACATCAAACCGCTGCCGGGCTTTTTGACGCTGCGGTTGTGCAAAATGATATTGAAACAGATGATGGCTTAGAAACTGCGGTCATTGTGTCATTATTTTGCAATCGACGTTGCACCGCAGACGAGCTCCCGCCTGAGGCTCAGAGCCGCGAGGGTTGGTGGGGTGATGTTGTTGAATCAGGTAACGATGAGATCGGCTCAAAATTATGGCTTTTGCGCCGTGAAAAAATCACCTCTGAGACAATGCAAAGAGCCCGGGAATATTCCGAAGAATCTCTGCAGTGGTTTGTTGATGATGGAATTGCTGAGGATGTCAGCGTCGAGGTTGAGCGTAAAGGACTATATCAAGCGACAATTCATATAGATATCAGGCGGCCTGGGGAACAGAAAACCCGCAGATACAGTTATCTGTGGAACACTATTGAATCCAACAACGGAAACTGAAATGTCATTTCAAAGACCGACACTTGAAAATTTAATTACCCGCACGCGACAGGACTTTGAGTCCAGGCTGGAAATAGCCGGGACTTTACTCAGGCGCGCGGTCTCAGCTGTACTTGCCAAGGTTGTCGCCGGAGCTGCACATCTGCTTCATGGATATCTTGAATTTATTTCACAGCAGTTGATGCCCGACACGGCAATCGATAGCTATATGCTTCGATGGGCCTCGATCTGGGGGATAGTGCCGACACCTGGATCGTATGCTTCAGGGATAGCCGATGTTGAAGGGCTTAGCGGCACGGTTATACCAGCCGGCACGTTATGGCGCCGAAGCGATGGACGGCTGTATGAAACTCTCGCAGAGGTAACAATTGAAGATGAGTCCGCCGTTATTGCCTTAGAATCTCTTGAAGCAGGTGTTGATGCTAATTGCGATGCAGGCACTCAACTAAGCATTGTAACGCCGATCCTTGGCGTAAATTCAAGCGCCCTCGTTGATTCAGAGGGGCTAGGCGGCGGGGCTGATGGTGAGTCGAATGACTCAATTAGGGCCAGAACCCTTGATCGCATACGTCGGCCTCCGATGGGTGGCGCAATAACAGACTATGAAAAATGGGCCCGTGAGGTCCCTGGAGTAACTCGCGTCTGGGTTTATCCAGAATGGCTGGGACCCGGGACGGTTGGAGTAACTTTTGTCCGCGATGGCGATGGTGAAGGGGCAGAAATTATACCGGATTCTGGAGAAGTTGAGACCGTCCAGGATTATATCGATGCTCGCAGGCCCGTGACCGCTCATGTAACCGTTTTTGCTCCAATAGCAGATCCAGTTGATTATGAGATAATCATAGTTCCCAACACCGAGGTAGTCAAAGCAGCTGTCGAAGCCGAGCTTGCCGATATGCACTTCCGTGATGCAACTCCAGGCGGCAGCATACTGATCAGCCGTATGCACGAAGCAATAGCTATCGCCGAGGGCGAGACCGATCATACTCTGATAAGCCCTGCTGCAAACCATAACTCATCTGCCGGCAATCTGCCGATTTTGGGAACGATATCATGGGTCAGTCCATAGCAAAATATAAGGCGATGCTCGCGCAGCTATTGCCGCCGGGAGATGCCTTTAAAAATACCGACGGCTGGCTCGGTCGGGTGCTGGAATCTATTGCGGCAGAACTTGTGCGCGTCGATACCAGGACAGATGACTTAATACGGGAAGCAGATCCGAGGACGACTTACGAATTATTGCCGGATTGGGAACGTGTATGCGGTCTGCCAGATGAATGCACCGGGGCCGGGAAAACAGTTGAAAAGCGCGTTCAGATACTGGTTGCAAAACTTATTCAGCGCGGCGGGCAGAGCCTGGCGTTTTTTAAAGAGCTCGCCGCAGCCCTTGGATATGATGCGGATATAACCGAGTTTGAGCCGTTTTGTGCCGGTTCATCTGCAGGTGATCCCGATTATAACAACGATTGGTCACACGCCTTTGCGTTGGTTATCCCAGACGAAATTACAGTCAGATATTTTTCAGCCGGTCGCAGCGTTGCAGGTGAACCTCTAGCAACCTGGGGCGACGACGCCCTTGAATGTATAGTTTCTCGGGCAAAACCGGCGCATGCAACGGTCTTATTCTATTATGGAGAGTAAAAATGGAAAGAATTGATGCCTACGGCGCAGTTGAAGTGATGCCAGTCCCAGCAGCAACTGGGGCAATTGCAGGATTTTTTACCGAAGGTGATCCTTCAACGGGCGTGCCGGCTACGAGGGTAAGTGCAGATTGGCTAAATAATATGCAGGAAGAGCTCGCCGGCGTGATTGAGGCGATGGGGCTCACCCTAGACAAAGCAGATCCAACGCAGCTTCTTGCTGCTCTGATGATCATGACTGGCATTCCGTCCGCTCCTCTAAGTGTCACAACCTCCGACGCGACGGTGACGGATCTGGGGACGGTCTCGGTCGATGAGGATGAACAGGTCATGGTCGAAGCCTCGGTGCTCGGTCGAAAGAGCGACGGCTCTGAGTTCTATGCGGCGAAGATCGTCGGTTCGTTTTATCGAAACTCGGCGGGCAATGTGACGGCGCTAGGCGGCGCATCGATCTCCGGCGAATCCAACGACAATAGCTGGGGCGGCGTTGATCTTGTCGCCGATGCGATCAATCAGACGGTTGATATACAGGTCACAGGCGTCGCAGCGACCGATATCAAATGGACGGCATCGGTCAAGGTGACGCGGCTTTCGGCGTAACGAATTAATAAAAGAGTTTTAATGTCACCGCCAGAAGGCGGTTTTTTTGTATCTAAAAACGGAGGATTGAAATGACGATCAAGAGCAAAGTTTTGAAAGTTATGAGCTGGGCGGTGGGGGCGGTG